ATCAGACTTATAACCTTGAGAATAGTGCTAATGCTCCTTTGGATTTGACAGGTTACACTGCTACTTCTGTATTGAAGAAGCATCCTCAATCATTATTAGAAACTGCTACATTTGCTTGTTCTTTTCCTAATAGGACTTTAGGACAATTGAAAATATCATTAGGATCTTCAATTACACCCAATTTAAAACCAGGCAGATATTGTTATGATATTCTATTGAATAGTGGTTCACTTAAGACTAGGGTTGTTGAGGGGAGTGCTCTTGTTACTGCTGGTGTCACTACAGGTTAAAAAAATATGGCAGACATTAAAGTAAGAGTTGGATCAAACGAAGCAATTAAGGTTGTATCATCACTTGGTGGTGCTGGTGGAACTTTAGGAGCATTAAGTGACATTGATATATCAGGTGGAATACAGAATGGTATGGTGCTAGTTTACAATTCTTCGACATCAAAGTGGGAGGCCACTTTAGATTTAACACCAGGCAATACACAGAATTTGAACATCAACGGAGGTAGCTTCTAGCCATGGCAAGTATTATTAGGGTAAAGCGATCTACGGGAACCGCAGCACCGTCTTCAATTAATTTCGGTGAATTAGCAGTCACCGTCGGTTTAGCGACACATGGAACCTTTGGTGGACGACTGTTTGCTGGTGACAACAACACACCAGATCCAGATCCTATAGAAGTTGGTGGTAAGTATTATACAGATTTAATAAGATATAATAAACCAGGAGAAATAAGAGAAGGTAGAAACGCAGATAGTACTAGACTTTCTAATGGATTCATCCCTATAATGAATAGGGAAAGTGCAGGTAATCCAGGTGGTGCAGGTAATATTGCTAACATGCCAAGAGTTGACTTTTGGGGTGTTGATCAACTAACCTTTGATGATAATGTAGTATCGACCAATGCAACTGATGCTGATCTTATACTTAGAACAAATGGTACTGGTACTGTAAATCTTGAGGATAATAAGAAGTTAAGTTTTGGTACTGGTGAAGATGCTTCTATTCGTTATGATCTACCGACTAATGAAGTAGTTGTAGAAGGAGTTCCTTGGAATTATAAAAATACTAAAATTTGGTTTGATAATGTTGGTATTTCATCCAATGTTATTTCTACCAGATCTGGTGGTGGTAATACACTATACATTGACCCATATCCCGATGGATTGAGTAGTGAAGGTTTAGTTATTGTTAAGGGTAGTTTACAAGTAGACGGTACTACAACTACTGTTAACTCTACTACATCAACTCTGAATGATCCAATAATGAATATTGGTGATGTCACAAGTGAGTTGACTGTTATGACATATAATGTTGCTTCTGGTGTATCGACAATGACTGTCGATAGAACAGTTGGCATCAATACTGGTGATATTATTGCTGCTACTGGTCTTCCAAACTCTGGTGTAACTACTGTTACTGCTTATAATAGCACTACAAAGGTCATTACATTTACTGGAACAACTACAGCTGGTATTGCTACTGGAAGTCAGATTACAGTTACTCATGCATATGATACTAATACTGACCGTGGTATTTCATTCAATTATAATGAGTCTAGTGGAACTGCTGCAAATAAAACTGGTTTCTTCGGTTATAATGATAGTGCAGGAGAAAGTAGTAATGCACCCCAAAGGTCATTAACTTATATTCCTGATGCTACAATCACTGCTAATGTGGTTACTGGTACAAGAGGTTTCCTAGATATCAAAGGAATCTATTTCCAGTCAGGTGATTTTGATGCAGTAGGTAATGGTATCGTTTATTTCGATACTACTGGTAAAATGGTTGGTGCTGCAAGTACCAATGCTGGTATAACTACTTCTAACTTTGTTTTAACAACAAATGCTGCTGGAATACCTAAGTGGACAACAACTCTCGATGGAGGAACTTTTTAAATGAATAGTGAAGTTGATGTGAATGTTTTAGTCAGAAATTATCATAGGAGACTTTCTGAAGTGATTAATCAAAATGTTTTATTAGAATCTAAATTAGAATCTTTATCACAAGATTATGCACAATTACAAAAAGTAGTTCAGGATCTACAAGAAGAAAACGATGATGAAACCAGTAACGAAAATTGAGGTAGAGTTATGGTAGGCCATGCTGTATCAGGAAGAACCCAACTGAAGGAATACTGTCTACGAAGACTTGGATTTCCTGTATTAGAAATTAATGTAGATGATGATCAAATTGAAGATCTTATAGATGATGCTATTCAATATTTTAATGAAAGACATTATAATGGTATAGAAAGAACTTTTCTTAAGCATAAAATTACCGTAGAAGAAAAAGAAATTCTAGAAGGTACTGGTGCTGGAATTACTACTACCACCACTTCAGTTGAGTCTAACCTAGCTGGTATTGGTGTTACTACGGTTGCATGGGAAGAGAATAATAATTTTCTACAGTTACCAGATCATGTTATTGGTGTAAATCAAGTTTTTAAGATGGATAATAGCACTATATCTAGTGGATTATTCAATCTTAAGTATCAGTTGTTCTTGAATGATCTTTATTATTATGGAGCACTTGATTTATTAAATTATACAATGACAAAAACCTACTTAGAAGATTTAAGTAGACTTATCACTCCAGATACTCAGATTAGATTTAATATGAGGCAGCATAGACTTTATCTGGATATAGATTGGAAAGAATTTACTCAAGATCAGTATATTGTCCTTGATTGTCAGAGAGCAGTGAATCCTGCAACCTTTGATGGAATTTTCAATGATTGGTGGTTAAAGAGGTATTTGACTGCTACAATCAAGAAACAATGGGGTCAGAATCTTATTAAGTTCCAAGGAGTTTTAATGCCAGGTGGTGTTCAACTTAATGGAAGGCAACTTTATGATGATGCAGTGATAGAAATAGAAGCACTTGTGGAAGAACTCAAGACAGAGTACGAATTGCCACCTTTGGATATGATAGGATAATGTTATGCCACTTTCTCCGTATTTCCTTCAAGGATCAGCAAGCGAACAGAGATTAATACAAGATCTCATAAATGAGCAGCTAAAGTTCTATGGACAAGATATAATATATCTCCCAAGAAAGATAGTCAATAAGAAAACTATATTAAAAGAAGTAGTAGCATCTACTTTTGATGATGCTTATCGCATAGAAGCATATTTATTAAATTATGAGGGATTTGAGGGTCAAGGAGATATATTATCTAAATTTGGAGTTCAGACGACAGATGCTGTAACTTTTGCTATATCAAAAGAAAGATATGAGGATTTTGTTAGTCCATTTTTGGGAAGTGATGTAGAAGTAACAACAAGACCTGAAGAAGGTGATTTAATATACTTACCTCTAGACAATACTATGTTTGAGATTAAGTATGTTGAAGCAAAGAAACCATTCTATCAATTGAATAATCTATATGTTTATACTTTAAGTTGTGAGGTTATGGATTATGCTCTTGATGAAAATATTGATACAAGTATTGCTGAAGTTGATGAGGCTGCAGTAGAGTTTGGATATACACAAAGATTGACTATGGTTGGTCTTGGTGCATCAACTGCAACAGCAACATTAACATTAGCATCTCAGACTGGTGGTGTTGCTGGTAGATTTGCTGTTAGTCAGGTTGATCTTATTCATGATGGTACTGGATATACTGTTCCACCATTGATTGGTATCGGAACTGCACCAAGTGGATATTTAAATGCTACTGCTGTAGCAATTATGACAAGTCGTACTGGTCAGGTTGGAAGTTCTATTGATAGAATTGAAATAACTAATCCAGGTTATGGATATACTGTACCACCATCAATTACGATTAGAAGTCAAAATGCATTTGGTCAGGGTGGTATTGCAACTGCAATAATAACTCAGGGTGCTTTATCTGCTCCAACTATAACCAATGCAGGTAAGAGTTATAGTGGTGCTCCAACAGTTACTATTAATCCTGTTGGATTAGATACCAGTATTGGAATAGGTTCTACTGCACTTGCTGTTGCATATGTAAATACACTTGGTGAACTAAATTCTATTAGATTCACAAATGCAGGTGCTGGATATACAGTTGCACCAACAATTACATTAACTGCTCCTGTTCTTGCTGGACTCTCAACTGGAGATTATCTCTTCAAGGAACAAGTAACAGGTAAGTTAACTGGAACTACTGCAGAGGTTGCAAATTGGGATCGTGATGAAAGGGTTCTTAAAGTAACCAATATTTCTGGAAGTGGATTCGCAGTTGGAGAGAATGTTGTTGGTATAGGAACTACTCAAAATGGTTCAGATTCTGAATACAAGATATTCAGTAAATCTGGTGATGATGAGTATGATAACTATGCAGAAAACATTCTTGTAGAGTCTGAAGCAGATGCAATTCTGGACTTTACCGAAGATAATCCCTTTGGTGATTTCTAAATAAAATATAACGAGGACTTGATATGTTAGGAACGTATTATTATCATGAGATTATTAGAAGGACTATTATTGCCTTTGGTACTCTATTCAACAATATTGAAATAAAACATAAAACTCAATCTGGAGATGCTTATTCTTCAGTGAAAGTTCCTATTGCTTATGGCCCTACTGAAAAGTTCTTAGCAAGATTAGAGCAAAAACCTGATCCAAGAAAGAGAGTTGGAATAACATTACCAAGATTAGCATTTGAGATGGATAGTATTGCTTATGATAATCAGAGAAAGGTTTCAACGATGCAAACCTTTAAAGCATTCACTACTGATGGATCAAAAGCAAGAAAGGTATTCATGCCAGTTCCATATAATTTGGGATTTAAATTATATGCAATGACACAATATAATGAAGATTCTCTACAGATTATTGAACAGATACTTCCATTTTTCCAACCATCATTTAATCTAACAGTAGATTTAGTTAAAGCAATTGGAGAGAAAAGAGATATTCCTATGGTCTTGGAAAATGTTTCATTCCAAGATAATTATGATAGTGGAATGGAAGAAAAGAGAGTTATCATATACACATTAGATTTTACTGCTAAGACTTATCTCTTTGGCCCTGTTGCAGATAATTCAGAGGGTATTATCAAGAAGGTTCAAGTTGATTATGCAACCGATACTGCAAATAGAACAGCAGCATCCAGACAACTTAGATATGTTGCAGAACCAAGAGCACTCAAAGATTATAATGATGATGTGGTTTCCAAACTTGCAGAAGACATTACACCAGGTCAACGTAAGTTCCTAGTTACTGATGTTTCCAGTCTTGTAGTTGATTCATATATTGCAATTGGTGATGAAATGATGTATATTAAAGAGATTAATGCTAATAAACTTACCGTGAGAAGAGGTGAGGATAGAACCTCTGCAATTTCTCATACTAATAACGATCCAATAAATGCAGTTAATGATGCTGATGATGCACTCATCGAAATGGGTGACGACTTTGGGTTTACTGAATATCGTTATGATTTTGATGATGGTAGAGTCTTTAGTCCAACCAAGGGTACTGATTTATGAGTAAATATGAAGAAATAAATGATGCTTTAGATATTGAAGTGTCTAATACTCCAGAGAATGGTTGTGTCAAAAGAAAAGACCAACTACCAGATGTTAGTGAGCAAATTCAAAAGGATTATGAGTATACTAGAGGTAACTTATATTCTTTAATTGAAAAAGGTCAAGAAGCACTTAATGGTATTCTAGAAGTTGCAGAAGGTAGTCAACATGCAAGATCATATGAAGTTGCTGGTCAAATAATCAAGAGTGTTGGTGATACAACTGATAAGTTGATTGACCTTCAAACTAAGATGAAAGAATTGAATAAAGAAGAAAAATCAAAAGGGCCATCTACTGTTAACAATGCACTATTTGTTGGATCAACATCAGAACTTTCTAAGTTACTAAAGAAAGGTGTTCTAAATACTACTGTAGAAGAAGAATCAGAATGAAAACCTTTTCAGGATTTAAAAAGGCCGCATCCGATGCGATGAAGAAGGTCATAAAGAAGAAAGAAGAGAGGAAACCTCAAAAGGCAATGGATGCTGGTGCGAGAGCAAAAAGATTATTACAAAGGAAGGTTCATAAGGCAACAGTATCAGATTTTGTACCTGATGATATACAAGATGAGTATAAGATTGATGAGAGTAGTTTAAGTAGAATAAAATCTAAATCCGATAAAGGAGGGATGGCAATCATCTCAGGAAGTCGTGGTGACAAGTCAAAGAAAGAAAATAAAGCACGGGCTAAGCAATTAGATCGTGATATAAAAGGTAAGGGTTTACCTGGTGCAACTAAAGTAACTGGAAGATGGGATGAGAAGGATGATAAGACTGGTAAAACCACAAAGGTTAAAGAGCGTAGTCATGTAGTCACCTCTGGTAAAAAAGGTAAGAGAAAGTTTAAGAAAGCAGTAAAAGCACTTGGTAAAAAGTATGGACAAGATGCAGTTCTTACTCAGACGAAGAAGACTGGCACTGTTAGTGCAACAAGAAAAGGAGGACTTGGAAAGGACACTGGTGGTAAAAACGTTAAAAGATTTACCGCAGGAACAATAAAACCAGGTAGAACTGGTGAGAATGATACTAAGATTAAGAAGAAGACATTTACTTATGAGTCATATCTTCGTTTACAAGAAAGAGGTAAGACTTATATGATAATTTCAAACTGGAGAGGAAGAACCGTTACTACTCATATGTTCTTTAGTAAGTTTTCAAGACCTACTAAATCAGAAGTTGTAGCAGAAATACAAAAGATATATCCTGGTGGAATTGTGTTATACTTTAATCCAGTACCACGAGAT